ATGAAGATACGAATACCGAACGAGCACCTGTATAGCAAGCTAATGAAGGCTATTGACGAAGCGCCTACTATCCCTCCATGCCAGACCACCGATCCGGAGATTTGGTATAGCGAGAAGGGCGATGTTGGATTCAACTACCGCGTAGCCAAAGAGTTCTGTGGCCAATGCCCTGTCGTAAACGAATGCGGCAATTATGCGCTTGAGGCTAAAGAGATGGACGGCATTTGGGGAGGGCTAACACCCAAGCAACGTGAGCAGATGCGATCGGCCCGTGAGCGGACGCTACGCAAATACCAAAAAGCTAGATAGCTTTACTTGATGTCGTCTTTGGCATTAGGGTCGTACAAATCCTCGTCGCCATCGAAATCTACGTCGTCAAAGTCAAAGTTGCCGTCTTTAGTAACCTTCAAAGCATCTTCCACAGCTTCGGAGTCTGACTTAGCTACAGCTGCACGGTAAGCGTTTTGAATGTCGCTAAGCTCTAGCGAACCCTTCCAAGCTACTGCAACACCGATAGTGGTCAGGACTACAGCGAATGCCGAGCCAACGCCGATTAGCGAACCCATCCACCAGTTACCGGCGACAGCACCTACGGCCGTGCCGCCAAAAAACGTTGCAAGGATAAGACCGAGCGAGCGGATTAGAAGTTGCTTAATTGTATCTTTCACTTATTGTCCTTGATGAATTGGATTGCGTCTTGCTTGACCGAGGTTGGGCCAAATACACCCTTGAGTTCTTTGGATACGGTGAGGTGCAGATGCGCACCCGACGAAGCGGACCCGGTGTTACCAACCAGTCCTACAGTCTCGCCCTCTTTGACCTTTGTGCCGACCTTCAGGCCCTCAGTCTTTAGGTGGCAGTAACCAATGTAATAAAGTTCTTTGTCCTTGCCCATGGTGCGGATGACGGAAACATTGCCAAGCACGTCTGACCACTGCTGTAGAACCACGGTGCCATTGGAGATAGATGGAATCGGAGTTCCCTCTGGCTTAGCCCAATCTACGCCCGAGTGTGGCTGCATGCCGTTCTTCTTGCGGAACTCGGAAAGTGTGCCGAACCGACCGGTGATGAATTTAGGTTCAAATGGAAAGCGCATAGGTCTATTCTACTTCGCGCTCATACCTTAGCGGGAAGGTCATAACCCATACCAATAAGGTGCCAAGGATTAGCCAGCCTGTCAAAGTGCGAGCGGAACCCTCTAGGACAATGTAACCGATAACCAAGGCTACTAGCGTCCAAGCTTGGTCTAGTAGATCCTTTAGTAATGCTTTGATGAATTTCACTTTATTTTCCTTGCCGATACTGCTGCTGCTGATGCTGCCGATGCTACTTGCGAAACAATGATGGTCGAGATCACAACGTCCTGAGCCTCTTCACGCTGCTCTTCCGTCATGTCCAAACCTGCCGATTGGAACACCTCTACTAATTCTCCCACGGCCGCGACTGCTGCTCCGATTGCTTCGGTAACGGCTGTTTCGATTGAGCCTGATATCGAGTCTGACTCAGTTTCTTCTGTGACTTCAGGAGCTTCCGGGGTTGCGATAGGTGGTGTTTCACTTGACTCCTCACTAGACTGAACCGGTGATGGTTCGATGGTCGGTAATAGGGATGGCACTGGTGAAGATGTTGGCAGCGCTAGTGGTTTTTCCGGCTGCGGTGATTGCGTTGGCGTTTCAACCGAACCGCTTACCGTTGGCTCTGGCGACTCTGTTGGCTCTGGCGATTGCGTCGGGAAACTTACCGTTGGCTCTAGTGATGGTGTTGGTTCTGGGGTCGGTTCTGGCTGGACGGGTTCGGGACTAGGTGCCGGCTCTGGCGAAGGTGTTGGAATGGGTAGCGGTTCTGGGCTTGGGGATAGGGTTGCCGATTCTGTTACTACTGATGACGCTGACGCATACCCAAAATTAGCCACCAGCTTTTTATACCAACCGGGGCAAGGGTCTGTAAATACATCATTGGTAGCAGACACGATTCCTGAGCTTGTACCGACAAAGATAGATTCCAAAATTTCAGATACGTCAATTCCGCATTCAATCTCGTGAGCAACATAACTTGCGGTGACTGCACTAAAGACCATGCCTGCGGGTGCAGTTGCTTCTAGGACATATCCTTCATCTACGCTGTACTCCCAAGCCGGCCATACGCTAGGTGATTCTGTGGCTGGCTGTTGCGTAGTCTGCAACACCTCGATAGTCATTACCGGACCATAGTTGCCGGCCCAGTAGCCGTTGTCAATCCCCTCGAGCTTTAGAGTCTGAGTGCCAACGATGTCAAAGCTATAGGTAACCGGACCATGCTTCTCGGTCTTTTCTATGACTTGCTGACCGAGCGTGATGCGGTAGGTGTCAATTACCTCGCCGTTGCCACCGATCTTGTTAGTGATGTCATTGGTAACGATGACGTTTACGGTTTGGTCTGTAAAGGTAAACTCGCGAGCAGTCCAGTAATAGGTGAATTGAAACGTCTCAGCATGCGCGGGGGCTGCAAGAAATAACGGAACAAAGGCAAGACCAAGGGCCAGTACCGAGTTTCTAAGCTTGCCCATTAGAAGCTTTGAATGAGGAATGTAACGGCCGCACCGAATACGCCGGAAGCTCCTGCGGCTATCCAAATTCGACGTTCGATTTCACGGATACGCTTTTCGTGATCGAGGATGTTGCGCTCTACCCATTCGACGTGTGTAGGCAACTTTTCATTCAGCCGCTCTACCTGCTTGATTAGCTCGATAGCCCAAGTTGGGATTTGTTCGTCCATACACTCATGCCTTTCGGGGTGAATGTAGGTTGTTGCAGGTCTATTTTACTAGCTAAAGACGATTGGCTTCCAGTCGCCAGCCTCTTCGTCCCACTGATACATGAGGCCATCGATAGGATATGGAATCGGCGCTTGCCACTTGCAATCCTCGTCAAGAACCCATGAAGCAAACGGCTGAGGCGCAATAAACGCATCTAGCTCTTCGTCATAGGCATAACCAATGCCAGCATAGTTTTTGCGGTAATTGCCGTTGTAGCTAGTGCGCTTGCAGGTCTGTCCGCGAAACTCGCCATAATAAGCTTCCCAATCAGAAATGCCATCTACAATTTCATCTTCATTACGACCAGTGATTACCTCAGTGACAATGTTATTTTCATCTAAAAATGCGTAATGTGCCATAGTTACCAACTAATATTTCCTGTGCCAGATGTAAAAGAATAGATGTTGTGGGTTGCGCTGACTGGCATTGTATACGTAAGTCCAGCGTCAATAGTTTTTAATGGTGCAAACGTTTTTGGATAGCGGATAATTACAATTCCAGAACCACCAGCTCCCGGTGTTCCAGCAGCACCATGAGCAGCGCCACCGCCACCTGTATTTGGCGTGCCATTACCACCATTACCAGAGCCACCGCCACCTGTTCCACCATTAGCAGCCGTGTTGTAGTAGTAAGAACCACCGCCACCGCCACCGCGAGTAACAGCAGTACCAGTAATGCTTGATGATAAGCCGTTACCACCTGTGGACCCAAGGTCACCAGAACGACCAGATTGACCAGCACCACCACCGCCACCGTTGTATCCATTTCCAGATGGGTTGTAACAAGCGCCACCATCGTAGCCCTGTCCGGTGGTTCCAGCTCCACCAGCGAAGGCGTCTCCGCTCCAAGCACCAGCAGCGCCACCACCAGCTCCACCAGAACCACCAGCACCTCTGTTGAAAGCACCACCGCCACCAGTAAGGCTAGTAATTGAACCTAATACGCTATTGCTACCACCGCCACCGACTGTAACTGTGTAATTAGTTCCCGCGGATACTGTTAATGGTGACTCAGCAGATGCTCCACGACCAGAAGTTTCGCCAGAAACAGAATTGCGATAACCACCAGCACCACCACCACCTGCGTTATAGTAACCTGCACCTGAACCACCGCCAGCGATAACTAGAAATTCAATATTTGGCGGGGCACCAGCACCACCAGCAGTTGCAAAGAAACCTAAACCAAAAGGCATTAGACCGTAATCTTTCCAATAACGCGGTAGGTGTTAGCAGCAGTCTTGATTACCTGCGCACCGTTGTATTGCTGATCAATCTTGAAGGTGACTGCGGTTCCTGCGGTTCCTGCACCTGCCCAGTTTGTAACGCCTGTTCCTGCGGCTAGGGTAACGGTTCCAGAAGTATCGCGAATGATGTTTAGAGAATCGCCTATGCCTAAAATATCTGGGACCGTTACGGTCACAGCAGCTGTTCCGGTAACAATGATTGAACCGTTATCCAAACCTGCTACTGCGGTGTAAGCCGCGCTAACTGCAGTAGAGCCAAAGACAACAGCAGTTCCAGACACGGTGATAGCCGAACCTATTGCAGCGTAGTTTACGTTTAGAGTTACGTCGCCAGAAGTTCCGCCACCCGTTAGACCAGTTCCAGCGGTTACGGCGGTAATGTCGCCGGGATTGACCAAAGTCGCCCAAGCGGTGCCGTTGTAGTATTCGTAGGCAGTTCCGTCAGTGCGGTAACTTAACATTCCGGCTGAAGGTGTACCAATAGCACTTGATCTTGCCGCTGTTCCAGCGAACACCATTACAGCTTGGTCCATCAAATATGAATTGACATCAACAGCAGTCAGAATTTCATTCGCTGCAAAAACTTTACGAGGCATGTTTTCCTTTATCCGAGGCTTGCGTTATCTAGCTTACCAAATATAGGGTCATTGAGAACCAATGCCAAATATTTAATTTCCTGAAAGCCTAGTCTTGTTTTGTGAAATGATGGTGTAACGGAATGCTCTACTCGTATAACTTGAATAAATCGCTCAATCGGGTCCCCAATGTTATTCGGCGTAAATTCAACTTTACAAATCGAGCCTATTTCCAAATTCAAAACTGATTGCTGCTGTTCCGCAGTCAGTGAATGAACATCTAATTCTAAAGACTCGACGCGATATTCTGGCGAAGAATACAAATCAACATAATGTACTGCTAAGTCCACCGATTGAGAATCATTAGCTCCAAGTAGGTTTGTTTGTGACAATTCTCTTTTGCCATATGTATCAATAGAAACCTGATCAGAGGCGACAGCAGTGCCGCCATTAACATTTGCAATAGTCGCTGAATTAAATAAAAGCTCAGAGCCATAAACAATACCTATCGCACAATATGGTATCCCTACGTTTTGACCAAAAACGATTAAATTCTCAGAAGTTGGGGATTGTCTACGATTACGAAAAGTCACCTTCCCGTCTTTACCTATAAAAAGCAATCCCGCTTCAGTTGCATCAACACTTTGTAGATATGTAAGGGCATTAGTGTTCGCCTCAATAGGCTGTACTCCAACTTGCACAGTGCCAGAATCTATTGCTCGCAATTCATCTGGCCAGTTTACGGCCGCATCGCTTAGAATCTGATTTATGCGACTACCAGTCAGTTCGGCTGATGGTGTTCCAGCAGACAATAGCTGGCTTGAAAAAATTGTCATTGCATCTAAGGCCGAACTCTCGGCAATAGAGTCCCCATCTGGTGTATACGTTAGGTTCCAGTCATCAATCCACCCAGTAAATTGAATAACGCCATTTGAGCTGATTCGTATTTCACGTCTTGGAATTATGTTTCCATAAAACGGAGAATTGACATAAACGGGGTCAAACGCCCTATCGTGATTATTAAATTCAACTGTTGCATTGCCTGCAGGAAAACTTGCAAAACGTCTAGGCTTTCCTCGTCCAACACTAAAAAGACGAACTCTGTCTGTGACATCGTAAAAGATAGTGCCACCCAAACGGAAATTGACATTGTCTAGCAATCCAGATTCAGGGTTATCTAATCTAAAAAATGGACCTATCGGCGAATCTGTTAAATCAAAACCAATTTCTACTTTAGGAGTTGGAAGCGCCATTATTGAACTCCAATTAGGACTGTAGTTCCCGCATTGGCAGCATTGTAAGTAGCGATACCGGCGGCTGTGGCTTGAGCGGCAGCATAATTAGCCGCTCCTGTTGCACCGCCATTGGCAGTGATGTTATACGTATTATTAATAGTCGTACTTCCAGTTGCTTTGGCTGCTGCCAAAAATGCTTCCGAGGTCAATCCAGATCTAATACCGGATAGGTCTAGTTGTGCTCCGGCTAATATATCTTTTTTGATGACTTCTGCCAAATCAGTTTTGAAAATTACGCCGGCAGCATTCGTTGGGTCAGTTATTACATCTAATGATGCTTTTGCGTTTTTAATGAAGGCATCTAATTTAGCCAATCCCGCTAAATCAATCTGTTCCAATTTTGGAACGACAACATTGTTGAAAGCGGCTTCAGCTGCGGATACTGGCTGATTCGTTGCAGTTGTAACTCTTACTTGAAACTCTTTGTTGAAAGCTTCGGCCATTGCTCTAGCCGCAGCCTCTAGGTCTGACTGCTGGGACAAAATGCCATCTATCAGGCCATCTACCATGTCAATACCGCTGCCGTAAAGCTCGGTAGCAGCCTCTAGTCCTAGGTTTGCACCCAGTACCGAAATCTCGTCAAATAGCCCATTGATTTCTTTGATAGTGTCAGCGCCGCCATCGACAAGTGCCTGAGCGGTCTCGCCGCCGGCCTCAACACCTGCCTGAACTAGCTGATTGAATAGTTCCCCATTCAGGTTCATGTCTTTTAGCTTGCGCAGGTTCTCCGCGAAACTGCGAGCCTTGGCCGCCATATCACGGAATCCGGTAAGTAGGCCCTCGGTCTTGTTGGCTACCTTGTCAATAGTCTCTTCATATTCGCGAGTAACCGTGACGTTGAACTGCTTTAGGCTGCCCGATAGCTGAGCTACGCTCCTTGTAATTTCGGTTACAGTGCGCTTTTCAGTTTCACCCTTAAGCTTGCCAAACAGGGTGGTCAGACTTGCGGCTGACTTAAAGGCGGACTCGTATTCTTCAATTAGAGCCTTAGATAGCTTGTAGCGGTTAGCTAGGTCATCGCGCTGACGAGCGATGCTGTTTAGTAGCTCCGCTTCTTTGTTGGCATATTCGAGTAGTGCCTTGTAATCTTTTTCGTAAAGCACCTTAGACTCAAGGCCCTTAGCGAGCTGTTCGCGGATGCTTTCAATAAAATCGATAATTTGTTGCTCAAACTCACCAATTTCCTGAGGAATTGTAGGCAGGATTTCAATACCTGCAATTTCAGCTATGGTTTTCTTGAACTCTTCAGCACTAGCCTTAGCATCTTCCCAGACTTGCTTTAGGCGATCTGCTTCTTCTTGTTGCTCGTCGATGTATGCCTGAGCTTGGTCCCTAGCAGCCTGTATGGAATCTTCAAGTTCTTTTACACCATCGGCCGTATTGTTGAACTGTTTTTGTAGGTCCTTAAGGCTGATGACACCAGTCTTAATCTGTTGCCATAGCTTTGACCAGTCCTCGTTGCCAAGAATTAGATCTATAAGGCCCTCAGATGCGCCCATGGCGGCAAGCTTGATTGAAGCGGCTTGCTTGTTTACCTCATCGCGCATTTCGTTAAACATGGCTTTGATTGTGTCGCGAGGCTTTTCAGTTTTTGAGCCGCCGCCGGCTTTTGTATCTTCTGTCTTGAAAGCAGTTTTTAGATACTCTGCTATCTGAGCCTTTTCAGCTCCAATCTGCCCCAAAGCAGTAATGCTAAATACCTTAGATACGTCAATAGATGTAAGGTATGCAAGACGGCTGATTCTCTTGAAAATTGCTTCCCAGTTAGGTTGCGTCAAAACTTTTTCAATTAGTTCTGCGCTAAGCCCTAAGCCCTCAAGTGCCTCTTTCGCTTTGCTTTGAGCTGCTGCTTTTTCAATTTCAGCAAAAATCTGAGTCAAACCGGAAGTTTTACCGGATGTTGTATCGGCTGCTGCGCCAATGGCCTTCAAAGAGTCTGTAAGTTTTTTACCTGCTGCCGCAGTCTCTTCTTGCGCTTTTCTGGCATCTCTAGCCGCAAAAGCTGAGCCACGCATTGAAATGGACATTGCTTTCGCACCATTGTCAAAGCTTGTGATATTACCCGTGACAGCGTTGGCGTTTTGAATGTTGCGATCAAGCTGATCGTTTAGGTTCGCAAAGGCAATTCCAAGACCTTCAATATTTTGTGGAATTTGCAGCATGTTTGCAATGTTGCCTAGGAAATCCATAAATGGCTTTGCCGGGCCATTCATAAATTTCGTTAGCTCAAGAGTTGCGGCTTGCGTTGTTGCCGACCAAACATCAAAGAATTTAACAACAATACTTAGTGCACCGTTGATGATATCAAGCGCTAGATTTATAGGCCCCGACAAGATATCGAGCAGGCCGCCTAGTAGTTCAATAAGCGGCTGTAGAAGTGCAGTTAGATTGAGGAATAATTCGCCAACCTTTGCAAAGCTTGGCCCTACAGTTTCAATTACATTGCCGATTGCAGTAGATACCTCTACTAGCTGAGGGCCAGCATTTTTAGCTACTTCGGTAAATAGATTAAGCACTTCAGCGATAGGGCCTTGTAATGGCTGACCAAATGCAATTTGTAGATTTTGTACTACAGCGCTTAGTTTGCTTTGCGAAGCATACAAAGTGTCAGATGCTCTACCGAATGCACCCGCAGCATCGGCTGAGCGTTCGTACAAGAGCGCTAGACGGGCTTGCGCTTGAGCTAAAGCTAGTTCTGCACCCTCAAGATCGCCAAGTCCCTTAGCCGCCAAATATGCATTAATTTCGGATTGCTTCATAGCAACACCGAACTTTTCAATCGGGTCGTACTCACCACGGAATAGCGCTGTGATTGCTACTAGCGCCTCTTGCACGTCATAGCCATAGGTGGTGGCTAGGTCTTGAGCTAGGGTTACCAATCGCTCTGTCTGTGAGGCAGCCTCAAAGGTTGCTATACCATACTGCTTTAGAACCGAGCCGAGAAATACCGAAGCCTGCGCTGCTTGCCCTTGAGACAGACCATAGTCCTCGACTTGAGTAATAAAGTTCTTGAGGGCCGGGGTAGCATTCTCAAATACCTGCTGCAAGCCGAGTAGGTTCCGCTCAAACAAGTTGGCACTTTCAACCGCGCCAACCATAAACTCTCTAGCGCCGGCAATGGCTTGAAATGCACCAAAGGCACCGGCAGCTTTACCGATGCTGGATGCGAACTGGTTGAAGTCTTTAGATGCCCCAGTTAAAGCCTGACGTGCTGAATTTAGACCTGCGCTCTTGAAAACGGAGGCAATAGTCAGTACTAATGGACCAATCATGCTTTCAACCTTCTATTTGTTTCTATAACTACTTCGTTAATAATCTTTTCCATGTTGCCTACAAACTTTGGAGAATGCTTCTCAAAGGCAGGATAGGCATAGCGTGATGCTTTAGTGGACATCCTGTACTTGGACTTGGACAAGCGCTCTACGAAGTCATTGCTATTCTGAGCGTTGATGCGGTGAGTCCTTGTGACAATGCCGCGACCGAATAGGTCAATCTGGTATGGTCTTGTGCGGTACTTGCCGGCAGAGTACATGGCAGTTTTCTTTCGGCCTGCCATGTCAATCAAAATCAGCGGTGCCTTCTTTACTCGTACGCGGACAACAGACAACGTGGCATCCATGCCGTTCCGCAACTTTGAGAAGTCTGAGCTTGCTTTACGGTTTTTGTAATTGACGTCAATCGCCGCATTGGAGTTGATCGTAAAATAGTTCTTTGGCCATGACAGACGGCCATTGTCACCATTTATAGTATTGAAACCATCGTAGAAACGTCTAGCATTGCGTTCTGCAGTAGCCCATGGCTTAGATGGGTTTACCTTACGAGGGCCGAATGGACCGTTAGGACCTACACGGCTGAAAGCGTCTCGAATCTCATTACGAGCCGGGACACCGACATTACGCGCCTTTTGCTTCATCTTGGTAAATAGGTCCGGGGCAACGTCTCTCAGTTTGCGCTCTAGTGCTGCTAGATCGGTTAGCTCAATAGTGGCCTTTTCACCCGAACCGAAAACTCTAGCTAGGTCGAAACTACCTACATCGGCATAGGACGAAACTTTGCCCCAACCGCTGACTGCCCCCGCCAGATACGAGCGAGCTAGACCTACTAAAAGTGCCTGAGCTACCATCGAAACCTGCCTTATGCCTTAGTCAATTCTACCCCGTAAAGAAAAACCGCCCCTTTCGGAGCGGCTCTCTTTTAGTTCTTGGGACTGTTTTTTGCAACCATCCAGCGATACATCGTCCAAAGCATTCTATCGTCTAGTTGCAGGAGCTCTCTTGGAGAGATTCCAGTCTCAACGGCCATAGCAGCTATGTACCAGTGAGCGGAATCGTCACCAAGACCCTTTATTTTGGGTCTTTTTCAGATGCTCCAACAGACTCTACAGTCTCTAGCCATTCTTCGTAGCTAAGGGCTGTTTCCTTGCTGCGCTTTTCGCTGTGCCAAGCTAGGAAAAGCAAGTGACTGAGACGTTGCTCAGACGCAAGCTTTCCTACCGAGATGTTGAACTTATCCTCGAAAGCAACTAGGTCAGGGGTGCTGGCCGTAATTTCCTTCTCAGTTCCGTTTGCGAAGTTGATAAGTAGGTTGAATCGCATTGTTAGTCCTTACTAAGCGGTTGCGTAAGCAATAGCTCCACTGGTCGGGAACGATACGCTGAAGGTCGAAAGATCGCCTACAGCACCCGAAACTGGAGTAAAGCTGTTGATTAGAACAGTAGCAGTATAAGCAGGGGTAGCAACCGACGCTGCGGTTCCGTTTCCTGCAATGATAACTACAGTTCCAAGGGTTCCGAGTAGTGGCTGAAGAGCGGTTGATACAGCTCCTACGCCAAAGTCGGAGTGGAAGTCTAGGGATACGGTACCGGACTTTAGTCCACCGATTACCTCAGTCCATCCAGCTGAACCGAAGTCAGTGGTGGTTACCTCAGCAGCGTTGATTACCAGCTCCGCACGTGCGATCGAGCCGGAATAATCAGTGCCGTTAAGAGTCACCTTGTTTCCGGTAACTACATATTTAGCCATTGTTATTCTCCTTATGCAAAGACGGTGACTGTGAACTCAGCCGCCAGATAGGTTTGGTCGTTTATTTGAATTGAACCAATCGAATTTGAACTTACGACGATTAGATCGTAAACCTCGCCCGAAAGCGTCCTATTAGATTCTATCGCAGCTTTGACAGACTGTGATCCTGTCACACCTAGGTAGGCATCTAGTTTTCGCTGCATCTCTCGCTCGGCCGCACGGCCTACTACTACAGTTACAGTGAAGTTGTACCGGG